GGCCAGAGATAGTGCATCAACATAGCGACTCCCCATGAGTGAGCTGCATTGCTGTAGGAACCGATATGAACGACTCCGTGACAACGCTCAACCTTTCCTCCAGCACGACTCTCGATGATATTGTTCGAGAGGTTATACATCTTCTCTTGGTGAGCTTCTTTTACAGGATCAATCCCGCAATCGTCATAGTGTCCCATGATCAAGCTCCTTTCCGGCGACGACGCTCCAGCCATTCTTCACAGGCCAGACGCCAGTCAGTCGCACGGCATGAAGACAGCTGAACAAGAGCATCGTCAATACGACGAGGATTGTCTGCGTCTTTCCAAGTGAACCAAGCGTTGTAAATCGGACCGACGACCTTCCGAAAGAAGCTGTCTTTGAGACCAGGAATAGGACCGACATCCATAAACATCATCAGGTCAGAAATCCAGTCTTCGATTGGACCATTGACCATTGGATATGAGGCGACGATCTCTTTGCCTTTTCGCCCATATTGATAAGGATCGATCTCGAAAGTTCCGAAAGGCTGCTCACGAATCAGTTCACGGTGTTTCTCGAAAACATCAACATAAGCGTGATAGTCGTTGCTGACCTGCCAATAGCGACCAAGAGGAACACCGATCCAACCTGCCATGAATTCATGAAGCATTGACATGTGAACAGCGTTCGCACCATACGCTCCCCAGATGATGTCGTTGCTACGATTGACGACAGTCATATTCAGTCGACCATCAGTGCCGATCTTGAAGTAAATCTGCGTGTTGCAGGGGACATCTTTACCGACCCGAGCAAGGTCAACTTCAGCATCCCACATCTGGAGCACACAACGGCGCTCGTTCGGATTTGCTTTCAGCATCTTAACGATAGCTTCAAGCTGATTGAACGGAACATATTGAGGATGATCTTCGTCTTCACCAATGTTCTTGACAAAGTGGTTCACCCAGCGATATCCATAGGCTCCATGGAAAGTTTCGCCATCATCGCTGAATTGACTGATGTTAGAACTGAACTGTGAAATCCAGCCCACATCGTTTCGACCAGCGATCATCCAGAGACCTTCCATGAAATGGAAGAAAGGGTTGGCGTCACGTTGAGCCCAGAAGAGGACACGCTCATCAGGTTTCTCATAAACTGTGGTCACCGGACCTTTGGAAACCAGAACATCACCTACGCGGCTTTCGCGGCGAATACCTTCAAGGTTCAGGTGAGACATGCCCTTTGGCAGAGCTTCCTGGACGTTGCGAACTTCGAGCACTTTCATATCTTTGGCCATCCTTCTGAGAGAGCGAGTTTTGTCATCATCATAGAAATTACAGAGCCTTCTGTGAAATAGACTCTGTAGTGTGTTTCTGTTTCAGCTATTGCTAAAACCCTCGCACCGTGAAGGTCATGATGCGGTTGAAGTGATGACGGTTGATTGACGAACATTCTTCTTATTTCTGGCATTTCAACCGCCAGCGGATTGTCGAGCCTTCTTCCAGAAGACCGTGACCTCGGTCCGTTCACGAAGCTCCACAGGGCCAGTCTTGTTGACTTTGTGGCGAATGTTGACGAAGCCTGGATGGAGCTCTGCCAGTCTGTGAGCAGAAGCAGCTTGCGTTTCCAGAGTGCGATAATCAGACGAACCGCCCGGAGCGTTCGTTCCACCCTGATTGTAGCAGAACTCGGAGATAAGATGATTGTCATATCCCAGACGTAGAAGTTGGAGGTTGACGTCGAAATCGTTCATGGGATTCATGCGATCATGAACAATGCGTTCATCGAGGAAAATCGAGCGGCGATAAATGATGCAGCCGTTGAGACGAGTGTTCTCGTTGCCATTCCACTCGAGACGGTTGTTACCTTGCCGCATTGAGACGCCGACTCCATAGAGATTGTCGTTCTTCCGGAACAGATCTTGAATGGCAAGGACCATGTCGTCCCAGTCATCTTCTTCTTCCATCTTCCGGAGCTGAGGCTCGAACGGATCGATACGACGGAAGAACACGAAATCGTCATCGCACAGCATCACGAGGTCATCCTCTGGCTGAGCATCACGAGCCATGAGTTCCAGCTTCTTGCCGAGCAGGTCGTTGAGTGTGCTCACGGATTTGATGTTCAGCTCCGGATTCGCCTCGGAGTAATTCAGCTTCTGTTCGACAGCAACGTAGACCGTAGTGTCGGGGCGATACTTCTCGGGGATTTGAAATGGTGTGACCATTGTCTTTGGCCGAGAACGTGATGGTATTAAGATCTTCATTGTTACCTCCAGTTGATGGGTTCACTATAGCCTGTTAGCGTTCAGATGACAAGTGGAGAGTTTCTATCTCCCATGCGTCGCGACACATTTGTTGCAGGGTGCGACTCGCTTTCCAACCAGTAGCTTGTTCAATGCCGAGAGCGTTAGAGATACTTATTTCAATATCCCCTGTTCGCTTAAGATCGCAGTGTGTCTTTGGAATATCACGATTTGTGATATTCTCCATTAACGTCACAACGTCTTTGATCTTGTATCCTTTCCCTGAGCCTACGTTATAGACGTGATGACCAGAAAGGTTGTCAAGGCGAAGATGAACATCTGCTAGATCCAAGATGTGAATGAAGTCGCGAATGTTTTCTCCATCGTTGTAGAGAATGATCCCACGATTACGACCAGAGGCCGCACCTGTCAATATCGACATGAACGTGTTGGAACGATACTGAGGGATCAGTGCATGAGAAGCGACAGGATTGAAGTAGCGAAGACAGATCGCAGTCCTTCCTCTCTGGGCAAAGTCCGCGATCAAATCTTCAGCCATCATCTTACTCTTGCCATAAGCAGAAGTCGGTCGAAGAGGCGATGATTCATTGATTTGGAATTTGCTTTCTCCATAGACTGCCGCTGATGATGAGAATACCAGTCGGTCAAGTCCGGCGTCTTCCATTGCTTGAAGAACCGTCAGCGTTCCATCTACGTTCATCTTGTAGTATTGAAAAGGAATCGCTTCAGATTCAGCAGCGTCTTTCAGGCCAGCAGCATGGATCACTAAGTCCGGCCGGAAATGTTTCATTGTGTCTGTCAAACGAATTCGTTCAAGTATATCTCCTTGAACTATGATTGCCCCTCGAGAGCCCAAGAAAGAAACGGTGTTCCTCCCACAGTTCGACAGATTGTCGTAGATAAGGACAGAGTGTCCAGCGACCATTGCAGAGAGGGCGATGTGGGAGCCGATGTAACCGGCTCCCCCTGTGATCATTATTTTCATTTATCTTGGCCGATATCTGGAGCGTGGTCGACCTTGTCCGAGACGAACTCGTTCATACTTGTCGAACTCGCAAAGTTGAAATTGGATGTCAGTCGGGTAGAGTTTGCCGTATTCCTCCGGCCAGTGTTCCCCTTGGACATCAGTGAGCGTGAGGATCGTCTCGAGCGCCTTTGCTGGTCGGATGGTGTTATGCTCCGGATAATCGTAACCTAGCAGCCGAGCAGCCCCTCTGAGGCCTCCAGGACCTATCGGAGTCCAGGTGCTATAGTCAGCAGGTAACACCAATGGATATCCATCCAAGTATGTAGGAGGAAGATCCCAGAAGTCAGTCATCATGGTATCAAGGAGGATTTCCTTGGTCATGAATCCAGTGCCACCGAAGCCACCAATCTTGGACATCTGCTCGGCTACTTTCTGCCAACTTCTTGTCATTTGCACGACTTTAAGAAGTTCAGGAACTGCCTTATGAAGATCTCTCAAGAAATAGTCGACAACTACTTCTTGTTTTGGAGCACTGATTCCTTGATTGGTGATGACATAAGCACCGGTGAAGACGCGGAGCCCAGAAGAGAGGCGACGTTCAGCAGTGTCAATGATCTCAGCGAAATCAAAGTCTTCGTAGTTCTGCCAGCCGACTGCTTCCATGAATTCAAAAGTGCCGAAATAACGAGCGAGAGCGCAGTTCATCAAGATTGCACGACGGTCGTCACTGCGATAATTTTGATAGAATTCCTCCCGGAGTTTGGTCGTCGTCCAATCATAATGGCGACGGACATTGGTGAACTTGAATTCTTGAAGGATGGGATCATCCGTCCAAGGACGAGGCAAGCCCGTCTCCTTACGGAGACGGACCTGCTCGCGCTCTCGCATAAAAGCGAAGAACGCGCCGGTGTGAACCGGCGCTTCCATCAGGCGGACTTCTTCGCGTCGGCAGCGGCTTTGTCAGCAGCAACCTTGTCAGCCTTGGCCTTCGCAGCGGCTTCCTTCTCGGCAGCCTTGGCAGCTTCCTTGTCAGCCTTGGCCTTTGCCTTGGCTTCGGCTTCGGCGGCTTTCGCAGCGTCCTTTTCAGCCTTGGCCTTGGCGCGCTCTTCTTCACGCTTCTTCTTGGAAGCGTTCGGGTTTTCGAGGCCGTTGCGCTTATACCAAGCGTCGACGCCAGCCGCGAATTCTTCGTCAGTCGGTTCGATCAGCTTGACGAAGCCCTGTTCCGCATACCAGTAGATGTCGAGCGGAGTCATGTTCGCACCCTCGATGGTCTCGAGAACGGTCATGCCATCCTTGTAGTTTTCCCAGCGTTCCTTGACGCGATCGGGTTCCTTGATCTTCTGGATCTTGCGGAACATGCCGCGAGTCGGCCGCTTGACGGTCGCAGGTTCAGCGCCCTTGACGTGACGCGGTTCCTTCGGTTCCTTCGGAGCCTTCTCAGCCTTGGCTTTGCCCTTGGTTTCGTTGCTGGCGAGACCCTCGTCCGGCGTGTCGTTGAACTTGACCAGAGCCTTCCAGGTCGCGTCGCGAGCCTGATCGATGTTCTGGAAGCCCTTGATCTTGGCGACACCGAGGTTTTCAGCCACGAGGTTGCGAAGAGACAGGAGTGTGGGTTCGTCCATCTTTGACAGGGACTCGACCGTATAGATCTTACCCTGAAATTCAACTTTGTCGGTCATCTTTCGTTCTCCTTTGATGAAACAGATAACAGGGTGTTGCCCTCGCTACCTCATTGATATTGGCACATCGCCGCGCAAAGAGCAACACCTATTATTCTGCTGGCGACGATCTAGTCGGCACAGTCTCCGGTGCGCTGTCCAGTGACGGGATCGAAAGAGCAGGCTTCGCCTTCCTTGAAATCCTTTGTCTCGACAGCGATCGCAGCCTCTTCCTTCTTCTTGTCATCAGTAGACTTCACTACTTCATCGTAATTTCCGTTTGGACGATAAGTCGTGCATCCCTTCGCACCACCCTCATAAGCACGGATATAAAGATCCTTGAAGTCTTTGTAGGGGAAGTTCGTTGGGACATTGCACGTCTTGCTAACAGCAGAATCCACATGTTTTTGAGCAGCGCAGAGAACTGCGATATGCTCATCAGCAGTGACGTCCTGAGTTCGCTTGCCTCTGGTGTTCAGCTTGTTCACACCATAGTCAGGAACCTCAACAATGATCGGACCTTCTGGCATATTGATCCGTCGTTGCTGACTGTAGCCGAACACTGGTTCAATACCCGACGACACGTTGTCAGCACAGAACGAGATTGTTCCGGTTGGCGCGATGGACGTCAAGTGCGAGTTGCGGATACCATACTTCTTGATCTGATCTTGGACGTCGTCATCCAAAGTTTGAATGAACTTCCCTTGAGAATACAGATCAGCATCAAACAGTGGGAACGGACCTTTCATCTGGGCAAGATTCACACTCGCGAGGTAGCAGTGACGAGTAATGAAGCCAAGGATCTGATTCTCAATTTCTACGAACTCTGGAGAGCCATAGGAAGCACCCATAGCCTCGATGCAGTTCGCTAGACCAGTCACGCCGAGACCCATACGTCGTTTCGCTTGGGCTTCGACCCGCTGCTGAGGAAGCGGATACCGCGCACGATCAACGACATTGTCCATCGCACGAACAACTTGAGGAATGTCTGACCGAAGTTGATCCCAGTCAAATTCCCATTCGCCAGATAGATTCTTCACACGGAGATACTGTGGAAGGTTGAACGAGCCCAAGAGACAGGCTCCGTAGGGAGGCAGAGGTTGCTCGCCACATGGATTCGTCGCAGCAATCGTTTCGCAATAATAGAGGTTATTCATGCGATTGATTGTGTCGATGAACAGGACTCCTGGCTCTGCCCAATCGTAGGTTCCCCGCATAATCATCTCCCACAGAGCGACTGGATCAACCTCACGGTAGACTTCGCCATTGAATGTGAGAGGGAAGGGTTTACCAGATTGCAAACATTCCATGAGCTTGTCAGTAACAGCGACGCTCATGTTGAATCTGCGCAAAGGACGGAACTCATATGGAACTTCCTGAGCCGCTTGTTTCGCACGGATGAAGATCTCGATGTCTGGGTGGTCACAGCGCATGACCATCATCTGTGCCCCACGACGATTGCCAGCCGACGAAGTTGCTCGGCAATAGGCATCAAAGATTGGAGCGAAAGCCAGAGGACCATCAGTGGTTGACTGAACCCCACGGATGAGATCACCGCGAGGGCGGAGGGTGCTGAAGTCGTAACCGACGCCACCACCTTGACGCATGGTCGTCGCAGCCAGTTTGCCCATATCGGCGATGCTCACCGGAGGGTGCTCTCCTGGTCTGAGCAAAGAGAGTTCTTCATCTGTCGGCCCATCCGTGAATGAATCATGGAATGTTGGCATGACGAAACAGTTATAGGGGGTCACGTTCTTGAGACTTCCCATAGCCGACTGGACACGTCCAGGAGGCATAAATCGCATGTTCAGGAGTATGTTCCTGAATGCCATATAGTGATCGTGATCATCTTGAAGAGACGCAGCGATACGATTCATCGCTTCACGAAAGTTCTCTCCTTTACCGCGATATTTCTCTGCGTGAGTTGCATCGCATTCAGGAACGCTTGGTCCAATCATCGAGTTCTCCTAACTTCTCCTGGGCTTTTGCCAGATGGTGTTGAGCTTCTTCCACATACGATTTCCAGAGTCGCCTCTTCACGATTAACGTGACGATGAGAAACCCTGCTCGGCAGATGTGGAGATGTGCCGAGTCTAGTATCTTAGCTATCCCAGGACGAGAAGTCTGTGACCGCTCGTCAGTTCTGTTCCCCATATCGGGTTTCCCTGAAGTAGAGGAATTTCGTTCACTGTCGGTGCGATGATGATTACCCACATAGCCTCCTTCAGCTTATCCTCCGGAATTATTGATTTGAAAGAATCCGGAATATTACCTTTCGGCCATCCGGACATTCCCGGCAAGCCTTGACCAGAAGTCACTCCGGCCACAATAGCGACGACGGCTGCTGCCATCTGTTTCGCCATATCTTCACCAGCTTTGGAGTAAGCATCCTGAAGCTGTTCTGTCATAACAGAGACAGGGTTTACATTCGCACTACGGTCAGCTTTTCCGCTGCCCTCGTTATCCCCGTGTAGAGCCATCGCCAACGATCCTTTCTGAAAGAATGAGATTCATCAAACAAGAGAACACTATCCCACTGACTGCCCTGAGCTTTGTGAACTGTGAGGGCATATCCGTAGTCGAACTCTTGAGCCTCTTTTCGCTCAAACCACGGTAAGTCATCACCCTTCCCTAGGAAGTAGTGTTCGTGAGCCATGACACTTTGAGCGAAAGGTCCTCCTTCTGGGACGATGTCCATCATCACTTTATGGTCCATCACACCACCGACGCTGACGACCCTGAATAGAGCTCCGTTGAGGAGGCCAGCATCATGGTCATTGCGAAGACATACGATGCGATCATCCAAGACAGGATAAGGATCATCAATGCCTTTGAGAGTTCTGACACGCTTGTTCGTTGCGAAGCGTGTCTTGTTCTTACCGACGAGTATTTGATCGAAAGCCAATGCTATGTCTGGCTCGATCCTTTCTCCAGCTATCACTCGGCAATCATTGCCGAAGTCGCCCAAGGAGAGAGACTGCTCTTTCCTCACTTGGGTTGCCATGCGGATAATTGGAGATTCCTCAGCCTGACGATGAATCTCTTCCAGCATGATGTCTGGCTTAACGTTCTCTGTGAAGTAGCCAGCCCCACCGACAGGAGGTAACTGAGCAGGGTCGCCCAAGACGAGAACCTTAACACCAAACGAAAGGAGATCTGCACCCATACGAGCATCGACCATAGAGCATTCGTCTATGATTATTAGTTTCGCACCACGAACTTCACTGTCCATATTGAGGACGAAGAAAGGCTGTTTGACAGAGTCCCTTTCATGATTGATCATCTTCCTCAGGTCTTTTACCCGAATGTGTTTATCAATCTCAGCTTCTTTCATTCCCTCAGCGACAAGTTCGTCTATGAGCTGCTGGAGTTGTTTTTCCATTTCAACAAGTTGAGCCTGACCCTTGTCACGAGAGTGATAGATCAGTGAATGGATTGTGGTCGCTCCAGCGCAACCTTTTGATTGAAGAACGTAAGCTGCCTTTCCTGTGAAGGCTGCGAAAAGAACCTTTCCGTTGACCCCCTCAGCAAGATGTTTTGCGAGAGTAGTCTTCCCTGTTCCGGCGTATCCAAACAAATGGAACACCTGCTCATCGCCGTTCAGCAGCCAGTCACGGACTGCTGAAAGAGCGTCATCTTGCTGAGGTGACCATCTCATACCCGACGAGTCCTCCAGCCTTTAGTTGCGTGAAGGTAATACTCTCGACCATCTTTGACGAAACGACGGATCACATGACGATCAGCAGTTCCTTTTCTTGATTTCTGTCCACGAGCCATCTGCTTGAGTGTGTTGAACTGACCGAGTTCCATCAAGCCAGACATGATATCTTGAGTTTGATCTTGTTGCATGTTCGTCTCCTGCCCAATGAGGAAGAAACGGCCAGAGGGGAGCGGGCGAGTTCACCCTCTGGCCGTAGGCTCACGTTCTGGGGAGGAGGGTCAGAACGGAGCCTTTTCCCCTTCACCACCACCACCGTCGCCACCAGCGGCGGCATTCTGTTGGTGATTGAAGTCGGCACGAGCAACACCGTTGAGGACCATTTCGCGGAACGAGATGGCTTCATCAAGCAGTGCCTTCTCACCGGAAGGATCAATGAGCGACTTCGCCCACGTTTCCTTGAGAGGTCCGATCGAGAAGTTGGCATAAGTGCCGGATTCGTTCTTCTGCTTGACGGACTTGAGTCGAGCACGGTTAGCGAACATCGGCGGCTTTCCCTTGATGAGATACATCGAGGTGAGCCAGTCGCGATACGGCTTGATCTTGGTCGAGCTGAACGAAATGACAGCGAAGGACTCGACTTCAGTGCCTTCCTGATTCAGGAGAAGCCCGTAGACGTAGTAGGTCTCGATGACCTCGTTGTCGCCGTGCTTGAACGAAATGCGCTTGCCATCTGACCCCTTCGGAGGAATCCGAGAGCCACCATTCGCCTTGATCAGGTCAGTGACCAATTCACCATTGGGATCGTGCATCCCAACGAAGCCACCACCCTTCACACGAGGAACCCACTCAACCCACGCTTCTTCCTTGTGGACTGGTAAGAACACGAAGCCAGTGTCACCCTTGATGAGCTCGCCTGTGACCGTGTTCAACATGTCACCAGTTTTTGCACCAGCGACAAGTTCTTCCTCGACTTCCGGCGAGTTGGACTGAAGAAGGTTGATGAAGGGAATTGAAAGATCGGAACCCTTCGTGCCTTCAAAACCGACGCCAGCGTGATCACCGTAATTGTAGGCTGCGACAGCGCCGCCCGTTTCCTGTTTTGCTACTTCTTTGCCAGCCATGACTGGACTCCTTTATCAGTTGATGGTTGATGCCTCTGGATAAGACAACATGGCCGAGGCTCCGCCATGCCGAATTCCTTATTGAGCCGACTTGATCTTCGCGAACCGCTGGCGGAAGACGCCGAACAGTTCAAGAGGAAGCTCGTCGCCGTTCTCAAGCTGTTGTCGGACGAAAGCGTCCAACGTCTGCCAGTGAACGTTCTGCTCTTGTTTCACGTTGAGTGGCTCTTTGCTCTTCGCGAGCTGAGCCTCGAACTTCTTCGCCCATTCTTCTTGGTCACGACCAAACTCGATGATGAAGCGCCGCTTGATCAAGCCGCCGTGATCATTTTCATCAAGCCATTTGAAGGCCAGTGGTTTCTTGTCACTGGAGATGCTGGAACGAATCTTTTCAGAAATAGTGACGACTCGTCCATCGGGAAGATTGAGCTTTCCGTCAATACCGTCCATCAATTTGGGGATTTCGATCTGACTGATGCGATCGTGATTCTTCTTGGCCTCATCAAGGAGCAGTTCCAAACGCTCAACTTCGGCCTGTGCAGCTTCCTGTTGGTCAGCGAGGCTGACCAGAGCTGACATCAAGTTTCCACCAACCTGATCGGGTTCCTGCTTGAACGCAGAATAATCGTGTATGTCTTCGCTCATGTTATCTGGTCTCCGTTACCGAGGGCTGACACCATGCCACCCCTCAGAACCATGTATAGCAAACACCGATTCATCTGACAACTCAAAACATTCGCACAGAAATTTCGGCGTAGTCTCCTTGACGGCCAGACCACTGTAGTAGTTTCAGAACTCCACCATTATAGTGACCAGCGACAGCCGTTGCCATACCTATTAGAGCAGGATTACCGATTAGGAGTAGATAGTCCTTCTCAGTGTAGCTCTTCAGCTTTTCATGCAGATCACCAATGATGTGTTCTGGATTAAAAGGATGAGCACTCGGACTTAGAAGATATTCAATCTGTCCGAATCGTGCAGCTTTCTCCAGCGTTTTGAAACGAGGAACAAGCTCTCCTGTTGCCTCGTCAAATCTCATTTGTTTTTGGACAACGAATACCGTCATATCCACTCCTTCAGTTCGTCACCGAGGATTGTGCTGGCGATGTCACGTTTGTTGCGAAGATTATCAACAATTCGTTCATCAACTGTTCCTGGGCAAACAATGTCGATATATAGAACAGGGTTCTCATCCATGCCAGCGCGATGAGCTCTGTCTTCTGATTGTAGACGGTCAATTAGTCGGAAGCTATTCGAGTAGTAGACCATTGTCTTAGCCTGATGAAGAGTCAGACCAGGACCTCCCTTTTGGGCTGTGCCGACGAACCACTGAACGTCTCCAGCTTGGAAAGCCAATTTATTTCGTTCTGCTTGATCATCATCGACCATACCATCATAGCGAACAGCCTTATCGCCCAAGAGGTCCATGATCTGATCAACGTCATGACGGAATCTTGCCCATACAATTCCAGGATGGAAGGTTTCATCACGAATCTCTTCCATCGCTTCAAGGCGAGGGTTCTGATTGCCCAAGATGCGGACAGGCTCATCCTCGCCAGTCGGAACATAATTGCAGAGGATTTGTTGGAGACGTAACAACCGGACGATCGGCAACTCACCATCGATGATATTCCCATCGCCGAAATCGTAAAGAAACTCGTCTTTGAGTTCGTTGTAGATTGCCTTCTGCTGAAGTCATTTCTACATATTTCTTGGTATTGAGTTTCGGTGGAAGATCGAGGACATCGTCTTTCAGAACACGATCTGTGATCTCACTGAGCCACTGCTCCAGAAACTCCATATTCTTGTAACCGAGCAGTTTGTCGTATCCAGGATCGTAACCGAGCTCACGTTTACACTGTTCAGCAGTAAACCACTCACCAAAGAACTGACGGAACTCAACTGCCCCACCGATTCCTTTCCGTTTCCAGAAGTTCTCATCAAGGAACTTCACTTGTGAGTAAACGTCAAACGGTCCGACTGCGATTGGAGTTCCTGTGAGGATGCGACGATGTGAAGCATACTTCCCGCTGGCGATGATTGACTTCGTTCGTTTAGCACCAGGAGATTTGATGTTGTGAGCTTCATCCAGAACGTAGAGACAACGGCGACGACGAAGAAACTTCCAGACTGTGTCCTTACCTTTCTGTGTCATGAACGCATTGTAAGAAATCAGCATGACAGCGAGACCTCGATGCTTCATCAGCATCTCCATCGCTCGAGCGTGATCTTTGGTGTCTTTCTTTGCAGTCAAGAAAACTTGGACCATTGTGTCCAGCGCAACGTCTGGAGGCATGTGTTTTGGAATCTCGTCGGTGTTCCAATTTCGCTCAACTCCTGGAGGAGCGACGACAAGAAGTCCATCTATCTCGCCATTCAAATATAAGAATGAAGCTGTGTCGACGATAGGTTTCGTCTTTGCGGTTCCCTGCTCCCAGAATAGACCCCATGATGTGGATCGAACTCTCTTTTCGAGGTGGTTCTTCTGATGCTGAAACGGCTGAATTGTATGCGGGTATTCTTCTAGGGATATCATATGGTTCTCCTTTTCTGAGTGTCATCATAGCCCAAAGAGGGTAGCAGAGCAATCTCCTTGTTTCGCTTCACTGACCCCACTTGACTTTACTTAGCTTCAGGTGAAAGATCTAAGTGGAGTCAGAGGAATTCCAATGTTTACAAGGGTTTAAGCCCTGTTGACTTTACTTACTCTACTTACTCCACTAAAATAAAAGTGGAGCCCCAGAGGGCCGCTGACCACCTTGGGCCGTGCAGCCTGTGGTTTGCCAGCATGTGGAGCCAGTAAAGCAAGTGGAGTCGGCAGAATGTTTATGAAGTAATTCCAAACACTTAGCTGACTTTCTCTGCCTCTACCTGCCTCTACTTAGTTTCACCGTGGACAACCCCACGCCAATCTCGCAGCGTTGTTCTGTTTCGCCTGAAGAATAGCTTCATCAGGCCAGGACGACTTCCAACGGATTGGTTGCCAAGCCTGACAAACCTGAAGTTGATTAGCAACTCCAGTGTTAATCTTGCCGATACCCATCGTCGTCTCGCAGCCTACCAGCAGCAGCGTCACGAGCAACAGACTCGCGAGCTTCAAGGGATTTCTTGACTCGACCATTGAGTTCCTCCAGTTGTGCGGCGAGAGCTCTCGCCTCTCCTGCTGACATCAGCTGATTCCGCTCAATATAATTGAACAGACCCGTTGCCAATTTCAACAGATTGATAAGAAGCGAGAGCCACGTCATTGTCGTTCTCCTTATTGGACAGGCGGCTGTTTCTTGAACAAGCCGCTGAAACCGTCACGAACGATGTTGATGACCGTCTTCAGGATGCCGAGGCCAGTGACGGCAAGGGCAGTCCATTCAGGGCTGATCCATGACTTTGAACATTCGAGAGAGCCAGTCGGCAACGTGGTGCAGCCGGTAGCGATCAAGAATGCTGTGAAGGCTGCGAGCAGCGCAATCACAACGTTCAGGATATTGTGGAAGAGATTGGAATTCATAGGATCTCCTTTCGTTGTTAATTCACTCTGGCTGCTTGGACGTGCATCCAATCATAGTTTTTTGCACGACCGAGGGACAGCCACCCCTCGGATTCCCAGGCTCGCCAAAATTCGACACATTCGTTCTTGGCGAGGAAAGCGCGATCACGACCCCACTTGAGCTGATTACGATCAGGATCATGATCTATTGCGATACCGTAGGCATGAGTCGAAAGACTAGAGCCTCCTCGCATCTTGCGATAATTGTAGCATCCACCAAAGAGGTCAAAGCCCAAGCGAGAGATGTCTTTCGGAGAATACTGCGAGGCAATTTTCTTGTAGACACGCTCGGCGCTATCAGCGACCTTCTCATGGCAAGAGATGACAGAGATCGTTTGTTTCTTGTTCCACGCGATCCTCATCTTGAAAGGAAGCTGGATCTTTCCAGCCGTGCATTGGGAACCTCCGGGCTGACCAAAGAACTTGGTCATCTGTGATTGAAGAGGCCAAGTCTGAAGTCGCAGCGGCTCCTGATCGTCATCCTCTTGAACGACATCATCTTCACGCCAATTATCAGGCTTCTTTCCGTATAATTGGAAGTGGTTCCAATTCTCAATCGCATATTTCGTTGAAGGTCCGGCAAAACCATCGATCTCACCAACTTCATCGTAGCCAGCGTGTTTCAAAATCAACTGACAGGCAGCGATTCGACGACGCTCAACTCCCCACCGTTGCCAGCCAACTGGAAGTTCACTCGCTCGTGATTCAAGCAGCTTGTTCGCCGCTATTTGGGACTTCGGACCCCAATCATTATCAATTCCACCAGAGTAGTATCCAGCGGCTGCGAGAAGTCTTTGGCTGTCAGTCGGTGTCATCTGAATTCTCCTTCTTCAGTTCTTCTCAAGCCATGCCTTCACGGCGAAGACCATAAAGCCAAAGAAACCAGTTATCAAGAATCCAATGGCAGTTCGCAGAGTGACATCAGAAACTTTGTCAACAGATTGTCGCCACTTGCGGACGTGAGCGAGATCCTTCTTGAATTCCTCGTCATCCAGCATCTTAGCGATGTCGCGAAGAGCTACCATCTGCTCTTGGGTTTTGATCGGATCTTTAACGTCAATACCAAGTGAGATCAACGTTTCTTTCACAGCAGTTCCAACAGCGCCCGAGACCGCCTCCCTTACGACGATCTGAAGTTCTTCATTCGTCATTGACATGTTGCTTGATCCCATGCTATCTGCCCCCTTTGTTTAACGCGGTTGGACCGCCTTGCTGCTATGCTCGGAGCGCCTCAGAGATGCTCGGACAATGGCCTTGTGGCCTTGGCCTATGTTACCGCCCCTTTACAGCGGCACAGCCTCTGAGCGCTCTCTGAGCGTCTAATTTTGGCTTTCCTGATCTCCAGTTACAGCCGATTTCAATTGATCCTGGAGATTCTTTACCAGTGTCTCCAGAACTTCTTTCTCAGCTTTCACAACGGCCAATTCTACCGCTATGTTCGCTGCACGATCGTTCGCCAACTCCCTTTGGGCACGAAGCTCGGCGATGATCGAGTTGACTTGTATCTCTGTCGTATTCAACATATCTATATCCTTTATAGCGAACCAAACGCGGATAGATACCACGCTGTTCCGTTGTAGACTGCTTCTGCCCATTGACCAGTAGCGACGTTCTTTCCAGCGAACGTGATGTTGAATGCGCCACCACCTGTTCGAGTGAGTCTTTTGCGCTGACCAGCGATCGCTCCAGAGGTTCCCAGTGTGCAAGCTCGAGCGGCAGTCAGAGTTCCTGTATGAAGTAGTTCTGCTGGATCAAACGGGTTGATCGTAAACGCTGCATCAGTCGCCAGAGTCGAATAACCTTCGCTCATGGTTGCAGCACCAGTCGTCGCATTCAGCGTCAAAGCAGTGACGAACGAAGAACCGTTCGGTGAGACTTTAACAGTGAAGTTGTCGTCAGCAAGGAGCCCAAAGAGAGCACGAGTGCTGAAGTTATTCTGGAATATGAAACCAGCATCGTTGCCGACTGCGTTCTTGTTCAATGTGACAGCGATGTTGCCACCAGCATGATTGAAAAGAGCCGCTGGGGAATTTATAGAAAGACGATTGTTCGTGTCTGGCGTTGCTCCACCTAGACCGAGCCAGATCATCTTTCCGCTTCCGTTATTTCTGTCAAAGACAACAGCATCAAAGAACGTAGAGCCGTTTGGAGAGACTCTTATTGTGAAATCGTCGTTCCCAAGATTTCCGAAAATAGATCTGGTGCTGAAATTCGTCTGAGTCACTATTTGAAGAGTATCAGCAGCCGCCTGTTTATTCATAGTCAATGCGAAACTATTTGTTTCACGATTGAACAATACGCCAGGAGAAGTCACAGATAGACGATTGGTCGTAGTCGGTGTTGCACCGACACCGAGCAAGTTCACTGAACCATTGCTCAGCGAAGCACTCGTGAGACCATTGACAACCCATGCAGTTCCATCGTAAACGAGGAATTGATTTGCGCCTTGATCGTATGCTCGCCAGCCTTCACTCGGAGTGAAGAAGACCCAATTCGTTCCAATATAGACAGCAACATTGTTCACTTGACCAGCGAAAGCGCCAGTCGCACCAGAAGCAACAATGTAGCGATGCCCCTCAGCTGGTGATCCGGGAGGGGCTGTCTGAGTGCGATTGAACACTGTCAAATTGACAAGAGCATCAAGTCGTTGAAGAGCTTGATTGACTGTCAGATATTTCTGCCCCTGAGCAGCTTCAAGTTCTGGAATACCAAGGATCGGCGTCGCCATGTCACACTCCGTAAGTTGCAGTCACCGGACGTCCTCGGCCGACGCTGGCAGACATCTGATAAATGCGGGCTTTGAACACTGACGGAGCTCCTGTAAAGGTATAAGTGGGAGTTGTGACTTCCACCGTTGACAATAGCACGTCTGAACCGTCAAGTAAATCGATTTGATAGCGCTCGCTGTCCTCGTTCAGAGGCACTGTCTCTTCTTCGAATCCCTCTCCACCGAAGCGAGTTTGTCTTTTCCAAGTGAACATAACTGCTCCACTTTGAGGAAAAAACTGAACATCTGCAACAGGATAAGGACGTTGACCAACAGCTTTTCCAAGATGTGCAAGATCCTGGTAGAACGATGATCCAGTTGGATAGACGTTCGGGCCATAACGATAGTTTATGGTCTCTAGCCTACGAGCTTCAGGTATATTGAGAGGAACGACTGTAGCCGTATCTAGAAAGACAACAGGCTGACCAGCGGGGATCGATGCTTCCATGATTGGATAAGTTCCGAGTTGACCACGAAACAGTCTGCTCAGGTTGTAACGACGACCGCTTTGCAAAGCCGCATTCACGAACTTAATGATTTCCCAGTCACCATTAGAGGTCTGCACAGCGATAGCATTCGATCCATTGCGAACGTTTGTTTCTGTATCAGACAGAACTTGGAAATTCCCGTCATTCATGTCGATTTGAATGAT